GGAGAATCATCTAATCTCAAAGAGTTTTCATTAAACTCAATTGCATCTACCCAAGAGCTTCCCTTTAGTACTTGTATTTTAAATCTTTGTGGAACTGATGCATTTGAGTATGCAAAGAGAGGATCTTCAATTACTAAATCCCCTGAAGTTCTCATGCTGCCGAGATCAACTGACCCTACATTTGTTTGAATTTTTACAACAATCCTATTTGCATTGACAGGATTCTTATAAACAATAAATGGACAAGCATCATCAATACCATACCCATCTATCCCGATAGCAGCGGGAGTTGAAATTCCTCTCTCTGTTCCATTTTCTGTTCTGTAAGAACTCCAATATTTAAAGTAATCATTACGAGAGGGCATGTAGTATCTTGGCCTATCGCCAGATCTAACATTGTCAATATATGATCCCGCTAAAAATCTTGCTTTATTTATTCCAGACCTTGGTCTAAATGGAAGAAGGCAGTCTCCCAGAGAGTAGTACAAGTCTTTTGTTTTATCTACAACAGAAAAATTTTCATCTTCAGTATCTGAGTACTCTTTGTATGAAAGCTCAGCTTCTGTATAGTAGTCTCCAGTATCAAACTCATCATATGTAGATATTGCTTCTAGGAACTTTGCTTCTGTCCCAAATGGGCGGTAGCGATAGTTTCCAATTCTAGAAACATTATCTAAATCATTTAAATTAAACTCAGCTAAGATGAGAGAGGATATCTTTAATGAGTGACTATTGGAAAACGCATCTTGTAGGTCTGAGTCCTCAAACATTAAACTTCCTCAAGACTAACAGATATATCCCACATGTCATAATTTGTTCCGCCACGTTTAATTACGTCATGGTCAAATGAGGAAAAGAATACCTGTAAAACTTGATTATATTCTGCTAAATGACCATAGGTATTTTCAGTAAACTCATTGTATTTATCATATGCAAGAAGGATATAAAACGATCCTGTATGATTTTCATACCAATTTACAATGTCTACGCCTCCAGCTCCTAAGTCTGCTGTGAAATCTTCTACATTGCTGGTTAATACGCCAAGATTAGAAAATGTTGCAGATGCGGAAAATGCACGGGAAGGCAAAAGATTCCACGAAAAAGAAAGTTTTTGCTTATCTGCTATGTGATAAGATCTCATTGTTCCATTAATCATTCTCTTCTTGCTTTCTATTCTTTCACAAGATATAGAAATCTCTGATCTATTATGATCAGAAAGAATTATAAAATCTTCAAATTCTGTACCAGTTGGAACAAATTTGCCATTGCTTTTTTCATATGCATCAGCCCATACAATTGCTTGGGGTCTTGAATAAGCAGATCTTCCAGCCATATATAAACTGTTAGCCACGGATGTTATTACTCCTTATACCTTTATTTTCAGTCATTTTAATCTTTTGCATCACGGCGTTTGCTACATCATTTGCATCCATGTCTGAGCCATTCAACGTTACGTTTACATTATAATTATACATTGATCCAGACTTTTCTGTTTTACTAGAAGAGTTGAAGGAGTTAGTTTTCATAGTTGGAAAAACTTGACCATTTAGTAATTCTAATAAAGGTCCATATTGTTCTGCAACTCTTTTTCTTACAACAAATTCCCCTGGGGTTAGGAGAGCTGGAACCTTGTCTGTCATGCCTCTTCCAGGGACGGTAGATCCATATGCATACTTTTTAGCTGAACCTCCATACATCATTCCTGGGGCACGCTCTGTAGATCCTTTATATCCAACTCTTCCACCCATAGCATATTTAGAAATAAAACCACCAAAGGCTCTGTTTGCCGCCCTTGCTTTTGCTGCATTTTGTGCTGCTACTACTCTTGCTCTTTCTGCTGCCGCTGCTTCTGCTGCCCTGTCTGCTGATAAACCCCTTGATGCCGCTGCTTTTGCCGCTGCTGCTGCTGCTGCATCTCTTGCTCTTTCTGCTGCCGCTGCTGCTTGTATTCTTTGTCTTGTTGCTTCTGCTGCTGCTGCTGCTGCTGCTGCTGCTGCTGCTGTATTTGCTGCTGCTTTTGCTCTGTCTTGTGCTGCTCCTGCATCTATTGCTCTTTGTCTTTCTGCTGCTGCTACTGCTGCTTGAAGCCTTGCTGCTTCTGCTTTTTGTGCTGGCGATAGTCCTGATGCTGGTGCTGCTGGTGCTGGTGCTGGTGGTGTTGGTGGTGTTGGTGCTGACGGTCTTGGTGCTGATGGTGCTGATGGTCTTGGTGCTGCTGGTGCTGATGCTGCTGGTGCTGATACTGCTGGTGCTGATGCTTCTGGTGCTGCTACTTCCTCCCCAGTATTATCTCCTGGAATAATGTTGTTTAAATCATTTTGATCCCTTTGGAGATCTTTTAATTTATCTCTAAGATTTTCTAGCGCCTCTGCAGCGTTATTATATTTTCCTGCAAGCCTATCGGCTTCATTATTTATTTGTATTTGCAAGTCATATATTTTATTTTCAGCAGGTAGTATTTTAGTACTTTGAATTGTATAAATCTCATCTTGAATTACTCTTTGTCTCATCTGAAGATCTTCAATGTCTTGATTAATCTTCTTTCTTTGTTTTTCTATCTCAATAATTTTATTTTGAATATTTTTAATTGCAAGGTCTTTTTGTGATTGAAGGGCTGATCTGGCTTCTTCTCTACTTTGTCTGGCAAGTTCTTGTGACATTCCCAAGGCACCTTGGGCTGCAGCAGCAACGTCACCACGGGAAAGAGCTTGAGCAACATCAAGTTGTCCCTGCTTAAGCTTTGCAATATTTTCTTCTCTGTTGTATATTTCATCAAGAGCTTCAATTTGAGCATCATATGCTTCAGAAGTTTTATCAGATAGTTCTTGAAGCTTTTCTATTTGATCGTCAAGGGGTTCAAGTTCTCTTTGCTTAAGTTCAATGTTTCTACCAATTATATCAACTTCTTGTTGTTTTCCTCTAACAATCTTTTCTTGCCCGTCAATAATTTTTTGTTGAACTTTAACTTGATCTTCAAGAGGTTTAACTATCTCAATCTCTTCAATCTGACGTTGAATGTCTCTTATTTCAACAGCATTGTCACGTTTCTTTTGAGCAAGAGCTTCTGGATCTGAAGCAAGAACAGCTAAATTGTATTTTTTTACTGAATCTCCAAGTTTTTTAATTTGATCAGCAGACAGTTTAGAAATATCTCCTAGGTCAGCAATTTGATCTGCTTCTTCTTTTGTATATCCCATTTGTAAAAGTTTATTTTTATTCGCAAGCTCTTTATTCATATCTTCAAGGGAGGTGGTTGCTTCTTTATTAATTTGGTTTGCGCTAAGTTGTTCTGCAGCTGGTCCTCCCTGTTTAATTGCCTGGTTAATGTATGTAATTAGATCCTGTTCATTTGTACTACGATCTCCCCTGTCCTTCTTTTTTGCATTTAAATAATTTCTAATTCCTTCTGGACCCCCAATTCCTTCAATAAATGATTGAGACTGTTCTTTGTCAAAACCTGCATTTTCAAGTCTACTTTCAAAACTAGTTTGAATGGCAAGGTTTTTTCTTTGTCTATTAAGATTGGCAGGAAGTTCCTGTGCAAAATTTATTGCACTTTGAGTTTGAATTTTTTTAAAAGCTTCATAAGCCGCTTTTATTTTATTAATTCCACCATTAAGAATCTTTAATCCTTCTTCTCCTTGAGACTTTAAATATTCAATAAATTCTGGGCCAAATGGTCCAGCCATTATTCCTTTAAATTGTCCCTTCTTGGAATTAATAAACTGTCCCATGGAGTTATATATCTTTTTAAGATTATTAAATTCTTCTTTAAGTTGTTGAATTATAGATTTTTGTCCACTTCCACTACCTGATTTATCTGATCCTGTTTGTTCAGCGAATGGTGAACCTGTCAAGCTTGGTACTGAACCTAGTGCGTCTGCTGTGGATATTGTACGATCTTCCATTCTATCAGCAGTTCCAGTTTTGCTTCCTTCTATCTTAAGTCCCTCATCTACTGTTCCTCCAGAATTTATATATTTGGCTACAGAAGCAATGTTTCCTGGATTTTTTAATAATTCTTTAAGTGCTGGGTCCATCATTAGCTGAGCAATAATTGGAAGAATCATTGGATTAAATCCATCTGGAAGAGCATCATTTATTGCTTTCATTATTCCTTCTTGATTTTCAATATTTTCTCCAAAAACAGAAGCTATGATTGGTACGGTAACTTTCTTTAAAAGACCAGAGTCTTTGTCAAATGATTTTGCAAAATTATCTCTTAGGCTATCAACGCTAGTTAAAGCGTTTTTATACCAGTCAGAAATTTCTTTTGGATCGAAGGCTTTACCCATAGAGTTTTGTATTTTTCTAGCCATGTTAATAAATTCTTGTGGATTTAAGGCTGTTGAAGCGGCAGCCATTTCTTCCCAGTTGTCTCCGAAAGATTTTTTAAAATCAATATTGCCAATTTGTTTTATAGTATTTTCAATATTTTTAGCAACAGCTTTAGGATCTTCTCCTGTTTCTGTTTGCATCATTACTTCAATATCAATACCTGGGAACTTAGAAAGTTCTTTTACCATACCAGCAAATCTTGTAAATTCTTCTTTTGATTTTGAAATGTTAATTGCTAAATCAATGTCTGATAATTCTGCAAAGCGTGCATTAAGTTCTGCAACTTCATTACTTGCCAGTCCACTTGCAGCTACTAATTTACCAAAACTTTTTGCAGCTTCATCTATAGGTCCAGTAGCTTTAAAATCAAACCCGCCTGGAACTTTTTGTGATGCAACCTTATTAAATTCTATTCCAGTTTCTGGATCTACAAAATATTCTCTATTAATCCCTGGACCTTGAACTTTGCTAGTTTTTGCTCCAGCCTTCACTGCTCTATTTTCTGCTTCTTGCTTAAGAATTGAACTAGAAAGAGTTTCTGTTTCAGTTAAATTTTTTCCAGATATTGCTTCCATTGCATTTTTTGCAATTTCAGCAGAAGATGCCTCAGTAACAAGTCCTCTAATCTCTACAGCACTCATTCCATCAACCCCTGCCTGAACAATGGCCTCTGCAATTTTTCCATATTGACTTTGAATATCTGCAATTTTAGATCCAGCATTTTCTGGGGTAATTCCTGACAAAGTATCTGCTATAACTGCAACAACAGCTTGAGAATATGCTGGGTCTGCTTTTATTTCTTCAACATCTTTTGTTGGAAAAAGTTGTTCAGCAACATAATCAAAATTCATTGTTTCAACAACTGCGCTTGCTTGACCCTCATCAAATCCAGAATTCAAAATTAATGCATTTTTTAATCCTTGTTGAACTGCGTTTGGATCAACATTTTTACCAGTTTGTAGCTCAGTTAGGGAAGCTCTAAGTCTATTCGTTGCAGATTCTTCAACTTCACGAAGTTTTGATAACTGTTCGCCAGCCTGCTCCTCTGTTATTATGTTATTTCTTCTAGCTTCAGAAATAGCTGTTTCAGCATTTGCAACTTCTTTTAATACTTCTAAAGACCCCCCAAATGAAGTTGCTACAATTTTTGTATTTTTTTCTACTTTACTCATTTCCTTGTTAAAATTTAATATTCCCGCTGTTAGTCCTAACCAAGGACCAACTAAAGGAATTGATGCAAACTTGGCTACAGTTCCAGCTAAGTCTGCAAATTGAGCGTTAGCTCCATCTAAATTAAGAACATCTGAGGCAAATTGACCTGTTCCACCTAAATTAACTTCTTTAAGTTGTCCCATAGATGTTGCTTCTTTTGCAACTGCATCTTCTCTCTCTTTTAAAAGATCTATAAGGGCTTGTGTTCCTGAAGAAAATTTTCCTTTTTTAAAATCTGTAGAAAGTCTTGCTTTCAAAATAGCATCATTAGTATAAGCAGCAATTGCATTGCCATATGCTTGAGCAGTTTTTGGGTCCATTCCATCGGCAACTCCTTGAGCAATTATTGAAGCAACTTTCTTATATCTTTTTTCAGAAGACAGATCTTTTAATTCTTTTACAAATCCTTGTCCTTTTTCTCCTTCAAAGTAATCAGAGAATTGAGAAGCGTCCTGAGCTTGTTGATCTGTAAATCTAAACATACGACCTTGTGATTTAGAAAGAGAGAATTGATATCCTGTTGCTGCAGAAAGTTCTTCCATTCTACCTGCTGCTCCACCAAGGTTTTGTCCTGCAATAATAGATTCTTGTGCCACTTTATCAATATTTTCTCTCATTAATTTAAAAGCTACTGTTGCTGCTGCAAGTGGTACTGCAACTGCTCCTAAAGCTATTCCAAATTTGCCCATCATGGGAAGAATAGATAATAATGAAAGTGCCATTCCTCCTGATGACAAGGCAGAGCTAAGCCCTTCGTTTTGACCAATCCCTGGAATCATTGGGGACATCATCATTGCGCCACCAAGTGCTCCAACTCCCATACTTGCACCCATGCCACGGCCACCCATCATTTTTTTAGATTCTTTTGACACCTTTACTGCTTCTCTTGCTCTTTCTTTTAGTACTTGCTTAGATCTTCTTTGTGCTTCTTTTTTAGACATAGGATCACTAAATGTTCCATTTTTTTCTTCCACCATATATTCACCATCACCAAAATTAACAACTTCGCCTAGACCATATCCTCTTACAACACCTCCAAATTCATATCCACTTACACTTCCATTATTAACAGAGCGTAATAAATCTAAATTCTTTCTTGTAGAATCTTTATTAATAACGAATTCACCTGGAGTAAGCATTGCGGGTACTGTATCTTTATTCCCTACCCCTGGAACAATAGTTCTAGATGTTTTTGTTGAATCAAATATTTGACCGCCAATATTTTTCATCTGGGGAATCATCCCACCCATATTTCTTGATACAACATTTGGATAAGATACTTCTCTTCCTCTTCCCCAGTTAACAAAGGCAGCCATGTTTTCAGTTTCATCATGAAGTCGATCTAAGTCAGGCTTTGCTTTTTCAGCAGACATTTCTTTACTAAAGATAGCCATTCTTATTCTTTTAATTTCTTCTTTTGCCTTGTCGTATCTTTCTTGAGCTTCTTCTCTTTCTACAATTCTAGTTTTTGGTCTTCCCGTTAGTCTTGCACTTAAAAGAGCAACTTCTTTTTCTTCAAGAATTGCATTACTTGCTGCTGGATTATTTATTCTTTGTTCATCTCTGGGAACAATTCTTCCGCTTACATCAAAGTATTTTTCTCCCTTTTTTATAGAAGTTGTATATATTGTAGGAATATTTGACTCTTGTAAATCATCAATAATCTTTTGATGACCAGCAATAAATTCTTGATCTCTTTTAATTCTTTCTTCAAGTTTTTTCTTGTTGGCTTTCCAAATAACACCACCAGATGCTTGAATTTCTTCTGGAGTTAGTCTTAAACCTAATGCCCCATTTTCTTGATTAAATGGAGACCATGTTTTCAAAGGGTGTGGACCATCTGGCCCCAAAGATCTTAACCAATCTATATCTCTTTTCATTCCTTGACTTCTTTGAGCAATTTGGAATTTTGAATTATTCATTGTCTCAAAGAGTCTGGAACTTTCCATAAATCTTCCAACACCCTGACCTGTTGACCAACTAGAAACTTCTTTTAATGTTCCCCCATCTATTGGATCAACAGATCCTCTTGTTATATCTATCTTTTTTCTAGCTGTAGAAAATCCTCTTCTTATATTTGCTGGAATGTTTTGCAACATGTCATCTCTATTTGTTTGATTAATAGATGTTGTCATTCTTGAGAACCATTCAACAATGTTTGCTGGGATACGGCCTCTTGCGCCTCTTGCTGCATTTGCTGCTGCAGTAATTCCTCCATTAGATAGTTGTTGAAAATTAGGAATAGTTATATCTTTGTTGTCATAGCTTGTAGAAGCGTTTAGCTCTTGAAATTCACCTGTTCTAATATTCCTGATTCCAGATTTTCTAGTTTTAGTTCCATTCTTTAGCAACGTGTCAGCTTCTAGGAACTCAAATCCTGTAGGTTCTCCTTCGGGGCTTGTTTTAATTCTATTTTTAATTTGATCAATTGTTACTTGATTGGCACCTATTCCTTTTTCTTTTCCAACAAAATTTTTTAAATCTTGTATCGATGGTATTCTTAGTCCAGTTACTGTAGGAGTTATAGTTTTCATTCCTAGTCCTTGGGCTGCCGCATCTCTAGCCTCTGTAAGTATTCTGTCTGTAAATAAACTAGGTCCAGGTTGTTTTCCCAACTCTCCAATTAAAGCATCTATGAAAGTTTTATCATTAACTTTTGCCTTTATCATAGATATCTTCATAGCTGGTCCAGAGTCAAAAAATTCTCTGTATTCATTTATGTCGGATATAGCCTGATCAATTGTCATAGTTTCATTTTTAGATCTATTTGCTGCTATATTAAGATCTCTAGAAAATGTTGCCCAATCGTCGCTTAAGGTTGCTACTGGCAGTCCTGCAAGATCCATTTCATCAGCAAACCGAACTCTTTGCACACCTGGCCTTCTTTTTTTAACGCTCTCAATATCTTTTCTTGTTGCCATTCCAGAGCCAAAATGTGCATTATGAAGTGTTATGTCACGCATTGATACAGCTTCAATTACTTGATCTTTAGTCCATCTATATTGTTCTACCCCATTTATTTTTTCTTTAGACACTTCAAGTTTTTTTGCTTTTCTTTGTATGTCGGATGCAGAGGTTCCTAATAAATCCAAAACCTCAGAGTTACCTACCCTTTCCTCTTTTTTCTTAATCTTCAAATTATCAAAGTATGCATTTACTCTATATTGCTGTGCTTTCTTTTTAGCTTGTTTTTGTAATTGATTTTCTAAACCTTTTGATTCATCTGTGTCAAATGACCCAGTAAGTTTAGCAAACATTGACCTGTCAGAATCCCAATTCTCACTTGTATTATTTGATTCTGGTTGATCCTTTGGTTGTTGCTTAACTTTTCCTCCAGGGGAAGTCCTCGTACCAAAATATTGGATACCAGGAATTTGTCCACCCTTGTTAAATCCTGGAACTTCTTTACCCTTATTAATTGCATAAAGAAGTGCTAGATTTTCTCCAGTTGCTTGCTTATTTACTACAAACTCTCCTGGGGTAAGCATAGCTGGTACAGTGTCTGTGTTTCCAGAACCTGGAATTGTTCCTCCAGAGTTTCTCCTTATTCTAGGACCACCCCTTCTTCTTCCTGCTTCTGCTCCAGTTGCTGCTGCTCCAGCCATAGCCGCACCTGGGGCAACAAAGGCAACCTTTGAAAGTGTTGCAGCTTCTGCCATTTGTACAATAAGGGCTGCATATGATCTTGAAAGGCTATCAATTGCTGCGTCTGCTCCTGCTGCTGCTGGAACCTGATCTCTAAGTGCTTGGTTAACTATTCCTGTAGATGTTCCAAGTTGTGTAGAAGCATTTGCTGCATCAAGTTCTGCAAGACTCATATAATTTAAGGCTTGACTGACTGCTTCTACTGACCCTTTTAGTCCCCCCTGTGCAAAGCCTTTAAATGCCACTCCAACAACTAATCCAAACTTTGTAAGTGTTCCCGCTAAGTTCATCAACAAACCTAAAAACATTGTTCCCGCAGGAATAATAATTCCAGTAATTACTGTGCCAAACCCAATAAACTTTTTAGCAAAATCTGGAAGATCATTAAACTTCTCAACAAGGCTTCCAAGGAATCCAAGAACTGGTGTTGCTAGTTCAGTAAACATTTGACCTATTGGTGCAATTGCAAGTTTTAGTTTTTCCATTGCTGCAACAAACTTAGTTGCTGAAGAATCTTCAATGGCTCCAAGTTCTTTTTCTGCAGAGGAAGCAAGTTGTTCTGCAGACAGTTTTGCAGTATCCATAACGCGAGAAGCCTGAGAGCCATCTTTGACAATATTATTAAATAATGCACCCAGCCTTGCATACTGGAACTTTCCAAATACTTTTTCAAGTGCTTGTTGACGACTAAACTCATCAAGAGTTGCTAGTGCTTCACCAAATGATTTTACAGTTCCTAGAAGATCTCCTCTATTCATATTAATAATTGAATTTAAATTAATACCCATTTTGTCAAGTGATTCAACTGCTCTGTCTGTTGGGTTAATTAGTGATGCAAGACCAGACTTTAATGCGTTTGCTCCCTGTGCTGCTGTTATGCCACCCTCTCGCATAGCTGCAAGCATTACTGCCATATCTTCTACAGATCCACCAAGACCTTTAATAACGGGGGCAACTCTTGGGATAGCCTGTGCAAGATCTTGGAGGGTAACTACGGTTTGGTTTTCAACCATGTTTAAGAAGTTAATTGTTTTTGAAAGATCTTTTCCACTTAAATTAAAAGCTGTTTGAAGGGCAATAGTTGTTTCTAAAGCTTGGTTTTGATCCATTTGTCCAAGGGTTGCAAGTCTTGTAGCTTCTGTTGTTGCATCAATAAGGTCTGTTCCTTGTGAACCCGCTGCTGCGGCTTGTGCGGCGAGTCCAATTGTATCTTTTACTGCAATTCCATACTTTGTATATTCTTTTGCCAGTCCTTGTACTGCAAGAAGATTAGCATTGAGTTCTTCTGGAGTAGTAAAAGAATCTCCATAAACCTTTCTAAAGTTTATTGATTCTTTTTCAATTTCTCTGAATACTTTTCCAGACGTTGCTGCAAAAATTGTTAATGGAACAGTGAACCCAACCATAAGCTGACGACCAGCCCATTGAGTATTCTTACCAAAGTTAATCATTGAGGTTGTTGATTGAGAAAGCATTGCTCTGTGAATTGCTAGCTTTTGAGTAGATATTGTTGCTTCACTATTAAATGCTTGCAATGGTCTAATTGCTACTGCTTCTCTAAACCCGTTTGCAGCAGCACCAGTAGCTACAAACTGAGTTTGAAGTGCTGATGCTCTGCTGTTTGCAAGAGAAAGAACCTGGGCTGCCTGAGCACTATCTTTTAAGAATTTTGCGCTAACAAACTGACGCATAGTGCCTTGACCCTTAGAAAGGGTCTGATCAAGTTGTGAAGCAGCAGTTCTCATCTTTACTGTTTCGGCAGTAAAGAATCCTGATTGATTTGCAAGATCTTTTATTTGTTGACTATAGTATCTAGAAGCGTCACCTTGTAGTCTATTGTTAGTATTTAAGGCTGATTGAAATGAATTTATTTGAGCTTGAAGTTGTCTAAGACTTCTGGCTGCGTCACCAGTATTAATGTTGACATCAATATTAACGCTAGTATTTGCCATTTTAAATTACCTCATAGTCAAGTCCTGCGCCAATTCCGAATCCAGTTCTTGAAGCATTTTTGCCACGAAGAGTAGTTATATCTTTTGGATCGTTTGACGCGCCTTTACTATTAGCCTTTGCTTTTATTTTTTCCCATGTGTCCATGGCATTGGATTTTGATTTATCAATATCTACACCTTGAATTGCTGCAAAGAACTTCTTGTTTTCATAATCTTCTTGATTCTTTGCTTCAAGGATTGCGACTAGTTCTGGCATTGATAAATTATCCTCCAATTCTTGGTAATCTTTCCAGTGTCCCAGAAGGAATACCCTTGATTCTAGTACGACGAGATCTAGCTCTAGCCAGCTAGAGCCGCCGCCAGTGCGTTTGGGTCATTCAACTTAATACCAGATGCTACTTCAATAATTTTGTAAACTGTTGGTAGGTCAATGACCTCTTCTAGCTTTTCTTTTGTTGCATAATCCTCGTTGTACTGCTTCATTGCAATTACTGCACAGTCAAGAAGCAAGTCCATTGACTTAATATTGTCAGATGCAATATCTTCATCACCAATCTTTTGGAACTCCTTCATGAAGTCACGAAGAAGTGTAATCTTTAGTGGTCGCATCTTGATGTTTACTCCATCAATTAGCTCTACTTCTACTGTTTCATATACGCTCGTTGCCATTATAATCCTTTCTGGGGTTATATATAAATTATATCATAGGCATATAAAAACTTAGCCCGTCCAACCTTTTGGCTAAACGGGACTAAGTATATACTATTTAGTTTTTATTAAATTGTTATTACGGACCTAGTACGCGGTCTACGATCTTGCCGTATGAACCATTTGATGCTGGTAGTAGACGGAAAGATACCTCGAACATTGTTGGCTCGTCACGTTTTGCTGAAGCCGTTACACTCTCAATTGAGAGAGCACGGTGAGCAACGTAAACACGCTCAACGCTGTCTGCACCTGTAGCGTCTGGATCGCCAGATCCTGGACCTACAGCTATAATTGCACGTTCTAGTGGAACCTCACCAAGATTACCAGCTTGCATAACCATTGTTACTTCATCTGGATCAGCGTCATCATAGTCTGCATCAGCACCTGCTGTTGCTACTACTAGATTTTCTAGAGTACCTTCAGCAAATGCTGTTACTAGGTTGACCTGCATACCTTGCTTGTATAAACGAGCTACGTCAAGGAGCTGATCTACCTGAACCTCACCGAAGTCTGGCTGGAACTGAATTTCTAGACCGTTCATGGTAAAGCCTACGTTTCTCCAGTTGGCAGAAGCTCCCGCTGCTGACAATGAATCTGCGTAACGTGTTCCATCAACGAATGCTGGGATATCAGATCCTGCTGCTGCATCGAATGAGTATTGTGCTGGTGCTGTGCCTTCAATATACTTAAGTGAAGATGATCTTGCTACGAAGATCTGAGCTGCACCTACGATAATATTTCTTGAATCACCTAAAGTTGCCATATTTTTATTTCACCCCTTATTTCTTTTTTTTTTATTTGTATTACATTTATTACACTTATTGCCTTTGTTGCTTGGCGTGGGGCGTTTCCTCATCTTTATTATAGTGGCATAATTTAGCCATTATTATAGATGTTTGTAGTGTGATAGTCATATTTTATAACTACGTTGGTTGAAAATGTTTTTTGAAGTCCCAGGGTTTCTGTAGTATTACCTACATAATTAACCTGAGAAGCATTTATGCAATGAAAGTTTATTTTGTTATTCTGTATATTTTCACCAGCAAATTGATTTACATCAAATGCTGTTCTATCTTCTCTGTCTGCAATATTAATGATAAAATCTCTCCAATAGAAAATCTCTTCTAGACTTGCTCCTCTTATTGAGTACATCATTTGAGCACATTTAACTGGATAAAAATACTTGTTGCTTACTCTACCCTTCATAAAAGAGTCGTATATAATGTAGGGTTTAGGTCCCCATTTTGCATCCCCTGATTTATTATCTGAAACTGGAAAGATTGGAGTCACCCCTGCATATGTTGAAAAAGAAAATCCAGGAACATTGGCTGCTCCATTAAGCTCAAACTGCTTCCATATATATTTATTTATTACTGGTTCTACTAAATTACTCATAATCTTCTCCTGGTGCATTAATTATCCAACTCAGGGCTGACTGCCTACCAATGGACCCTGCACTTCTTGATTTTACTGCAGAATTAAATCCTGATTCAAACTCTCTTGACTTTGTAAAATGATCGTAAAATCTTATCGACCTTAGATATACCTGATCAAAATAATTATTATAGAACTCTTCAAAAGCTCTAACAAAAGATCCTCTAACTTGTTCCCCTCCAGGATTTTCTATTAATATTGGTCCAGTTCTAAAAAATTCTTCACCGTCAATTTGAAAGAATAGTGCTTGAGCACTTACTTCATTTACTTGAACGGCTATGCCTTCTTCCATTATCTCTGCCTTATCAAAGAAAGGCTCTGATCCATTTTCTGGAATGCTTGTTGATGACAAAAAATTTGATGAAACTTGTGCTGTCTTTCCAGCAAGAACCTTTTTTAATTCTACTAGTCTTGCTCCAGGGTCTCCAACTTGACCCCACTCATATACATGATGAAGCATTCCTGGATTTGTTCTAGCAAGAACATCAAGGTATTGATAAAAAGCAGAGATGCTTGTGCTAGCCAACTTGCTTGCTACATATGACTCTTTGGCTTTACTTTCTTTTATAAAACCTTCTGAGTATTCAACTACATTGTTCAATACCTTCATGGCTTCTTTAGAATTTATCTTTACAGTATACAAGACTGATCATCTGCCCGTCTTAGAAAAATTCTGTATCCAAAAAAATTATGGAAAGGGTCAAACATGGGTTCTATATTTCCTATTTCAAAAACAGTTGGCTCATCTAAAACTTCAAACCAAACAACTTTTCCACTTGGATCTTTTATATTTGTTACTAGAATTCCTGTTATGGGATAAGAAATGTCGTCACTTGATTTTAATATTTCATCTGCTGTTCTAAAATCTAATTTATAAGAATATTCAATAAATTTTTCTGAGCTAATAGCATTTATAACAGATGAATCTGGTCTTTCTTTTATGGCTGAGCAATTAATTACTCTATCAAAAGACCAAGTGTTTACCATTTCCCCAAAAGAACTTTGCTCAGAAGTAGAGTAGTATATGTCTGCTGTCATTGGATACATGAGATCTGACAAGTTTCCATTAGGCAACATTAGATTACCCCTGGTCGAATTCTATTCTTATACCTTATTAGTAGTTTGTCTACAATTAAGTTTCCTGTACCCGCAGAAGATCCTGCTGCAAACTTAATCTTAAATTCTTTGTTATCAAACTCAGTTATGTTTCTACTAAAGTACCTTGTATTTCCTTGAACTAAATCTTGCATCAGCATTTCACAAGCCTCTTCAATATCTGATGGAATAACTTGATATCCAAAGCTGGCATCAAGTAGGTAGTCAAATCCAGGAGAGAATGTTACTGCATAGTTTCTATCTCTCCACACCTTGGTGTATTCAACTTTATTCTGAATTTCATCTTCAAGTACAATTGAGCTTTTGTCTATGCTTATCTTATATTGTTCATATGAGTCATCATCTTTTATATAAATAACTTCATTGTTCTCCCACATTTGATAAAGAACAACAATTCTTTCATCAATGGGTAAATAGTCTATTCCCATTCCAATAACTTCTTTTAGTTTACGAACGAATTGAAAAGACCCTACCTCAGCCTCAATAATTCTTCTCGCTACTTTCTCTGCTTCTACAGCTTGACCAGTGGTAATTCCAAGTTTTGTTTTTACCGTTGTAAGATCGCAATATGGCTTTACAATATCTATGCCTGCGGATAAAACAAGGTTATTTGATGGGTCATATACGTTTGCAAAAAGATTTACAGAATAGACAAGGTATTTGGAGTTTAATGTAAACCTTGCAACCTTTGAAGCATTAGATGTTGCTGATGCAGAAAAAGATTCTCCTGTAAATAAGTCTTCATACTGCATAACATATTGTAAAGATGCAGATGGCATTACGAGATCAATATAAATTGATGTTGTTTCTGGTAGTCTAAGAATTTCCATTTTTATACCTCAAAAGCTGAGGCAACTTCTTGCGGAGTTGCTGCTCTTACCTTTTCTGAAATTTTTAACCACTCTTCAGCTTTATCAGAATCTACAATGGTATAGCCGTTATTTAGTCTTCCAAGAGATGGGTGGACAATAGAATTAGGAGCAAAGAGTGCAACTTTAACTGGATCTGTTTGTGTTTTTTGTATTTTAGATTGTGTGTTTTTTACAGATACCTTTTTTGTGGGACTTGATTCCATAATTCCTCCTGTTATTAATTATATCATCTCAATAAATGCTTAAGAGGGGAGCCAATCGACTCCCCTCCGCTGCATTTAGAAACAATTATTACTTGCTGCCGTAGGCAACTGCGTCTGTTTCTTCGATCTGCACACCAAAACGAACGAACACTGTATATTCTACTGTGTCTTTCTTTGGCTTGAACTCGCGGTGGACTGTAACATCTCTCTGGAATCCCCAAATTCTGTTTTCTGGGAATGTTAGTGAGACATAATCATCTGGCATGTAAGGAACTTCCATGATGGGTAGTCCGAGAACGCGGTACTGTAGTGGAGCACCGACAATCTGTGGAACGCTACCGTCAACAATTCTTTCGACAATTCTTTCGGAATTGAAGTTGCCTGTTTGGGCAAGACTGTTAAGTAGGCTTGAGATTGTTGGTGAACCTGCATAGAACTTCATTGCAGATCTTGAACCACGGTACTTGCGTGGCATGGCTAGGACAATATCTTGTAGATCCTGTACGGTCCATGCTGAACCGCTGGAAGTGACAGATGCTGCCTGGTTTCCTGCGGCTTCTTTTGCATAGAAGCCCTGCATAATCTTCAAGAAGTTGTTTGTTCCTGAACCTGTACCGTTAATTGCAAGATCTTCAAGATCGTTTGCAAATGCGCGAGTCATAGAGCGAACTAGGTGATCTTCAAGCTGGGCACCCTCGATATTATCTTCGAGTGCTTCAGTTGCAACTTCCCAGTCTAGTCTAATCTTCTTTGTTACGATCTCTACTTTAGTGAATGCTACGTCTGCGTTTGTGTATGTACCATCAGCCTGATTTGCTGCACGGATTACACGCTCGCCTACATTTAGCTTCTCTAGTTCTGCAGTGTTAGAACGCATAGTTACTCTACGACCATCTAGAGCTAAAACTTGCTGCTCCCAGATGTATTCGATGAACTGGCGGGACTGCTCAGGATTGAGAATACCACCATCATCAGTTGTGCTACCAACGACACCCAAATCACCTGCTGCGGGATTTGTAATTGCGCCAATACCACCAGAGACTACTACGCCTGCGTCTGCTGATTTTTCTAAAATTTCTTCTGACATTTTACTTTTCACCTCCTGTTTTATTACCGATATAAGTCGGCGGAATTGAGGAAACGACCGCCCCACATCGATTTACTTATTTTTTCTCCCTGTACGATCCCGCCAAGATCGCCAGACTTGCGAACAGCCGTGTCTTCCTCTATCGCGGATACACGCTGTCCAAACTCTTCAACATTGCCTTTAACAACCTTTACCTCTTGTGAAACGTTATTAACTGAGCCAGTAAGTTCCCCTACCTTATCTGCAATGCTTTTTACTGCTGCTGCTAGATCTGCTACTGCAACAACTACTGAATCCTTGATTTCATCTACAGATTTCGCCAAGTCTTCATCGCTGTCTGCAGGAGTTGTGGATGTCTCTACAGCTTCTTCTACAGCTTCCTCGTCAGCAGACTTTTCAACAATCTCTTCGACTGCCTCTTCTACTGCTGCTTCTTCAATAACTTCTTCAATTGCCTCTTCAACTGCTTCTTCAATCTCTTCGACTTCTTCGGCGAGTTCTTCTGCAACTTCTTCAGCTACTTCTTCAGACTTTGTTACCAAGTCTTCTGCTGGATCTGTACTCTTATTTCTATTTAGAATTCCCACATTAATCCCCTCCTTTTCATTGTTGTCAGCAATTGACTTGGCTACTTCGTCAACCGCCATTGTTATATCAGATTGTTCAT